TTAGGTGAGTGGATTCGCAACGGCATAGCTTCTGAGATAAAAGAAAGTAAGCCAGCAGCAAAGCGTAAAACAAAGGAGTTAAAGACTAAAAAGACTACTAAGTAATGGCGTATATCGATGTAGTTACACTAGAAGCAACTAAGACCTATTTAGGAATAGATGACACTTCACGCGATACTGAGATAGTCCGTATGATTAACAGTGCGTGTACTTATATTGAAAAGTACACCAATGTATTATTAGCAGATAGGGAGCAAACGTATTACTTCGATGATAACAATTGCGTAAGGGTTTATGACTTTCCTATTAATTCACTTACAAGCCCAGCAAACGCAGTAAGAACTAGACGTGGTACTTATTCTTTTTATTCTACCTCTACATCTTCAGCGACTGAGTTAGTCTTAAATGTAGGTTATAGTGTTGTTGCGAGTGTGCCTAGTGATATTATAGAAGCAGCCTTAGAAATAATCGGGGTTTGGTTCTTTAGTAGTGAAAAGAGAAACGACACAAGCCTTATTCCTATGGGTATAAAACAAGTTTTAGACTTACATAAGCGTTTCTTATTATGAGAGCAAGGAAGTATATAAACCGCGTTAAGGTGTATCAAGGAACGGCAACGGCTGACGGTTTCGGGGGTAATACTTCTACTATGGCGTTAGTCGGTGAAAGTTGGTGCAATGTAAAGACGTTATCAGTACAAAGGGTAACGGATTTAGGACTCAACGAAAATACTTTGGTTATAGAGGTTAATTTGAGGGATAGGACGGATCTCGACTACTCTATTGTGGGAACTCAATTAAAGTACAAAGATATGTTTTACAATATCCTTAGGATAACACCTATCAACCTAGAAGAGAAAGAAATTAACATAGTGGCGGCAAATTCAATAGGACAAGCCGCGGTAACTCCAATAGATGGATTCCCTTTAACATTTCCAATAATATTAGAATAATGGCAATTATAAACATACCAACAAAAAACACAGGGGATAATTTAACCGCTGCGGAATTTAACGAATTAGCAAACGCTGTGAAGTCTTTACAAGGCGAAAAGGGTTTCGGTTTTTATACTGATACGCTTAATACAATATTGTCACCTCAATTAATTACTTCAGGTTCGGCAGTCGCTATACAAAATAATAAAGGTCAAGTTTTCGAACCTTCTTTACCAACAGGAGTGACTACCTTGTACAACGGAACAGTAATAACACCTCCATCGGCAAACGGTCAATTTCAAGCCTACATAGCATTTATAGGTAGAAGTAGTACAAATAATAACTCCTTTAGGGTTTCTATTGATATTGGTGGGACGCTAGGCGAGATATTTCCAACAATAGAGACCTTTGTAAAGGGAACTAATATATATCAACCTTACAGCATAAAGGTTAATGGTTACATGGGGTCTACTTTTTTAGCAAATACGGGAATACCGAAAATAGAAGTTACAAGCGGTACGATGGAGATATACGGAGCTTCTATGTATGTTGGTATATTATCACAAGTACAATAAAATGGCTGAGAGCGTAAAGGGTTTGCAATCGTTACTAAAGAAGTTGGAGAAGATAGGCGATGTAAAAGAGATTGATGCAATTGCGGAGGGTATTAGTATGGAAATACAACTCGATGCGGTGCAACGAGCGCCCGTTGATTTAGGTAAGTTAAGACAAAGCATATATCAAAGAAAGATAGGTGAGTTAAAATATGAAGTTGTTGTAGGTGTAGAGTATGGTCCATACGTAGAGTTTGGAACAGGACCACAAGTAAAAGTACCTCCAGAGTTTGCGGTAATGGCGTTAAAGTTTAAAGGAAATGTTACACTAAAAACAGGAATGCGACCACAACCTTATTTATATCCAGCCTTTGTAAAAGGTAGATTACAATATTTCAAAGACTTAGAACAATACTTTAAAAGACTAACAAAATGAGCCTACCCCTTCCAGATAAATACATTCGCAAAGCTATATCAACAGCCTTAACAGGGCTTAATGTAGACGGCAACGACATAGTAACTTATGACACCAATACAACAGGGTCAAACCCATACTTTTACATCCTTATGACTACTCAGACTAATAATGAGCTAGACGGGTCTAAGTGTGGGAAACGATGGTTTTCGTCAATCCTTTTGGATATTGTAACTCGATATGACGGTTCAGGGAATACAGGGTCTAGGCTATTAGCAGATAACATTGCAGAAGCTGCTAGGCTATTAATTAAGGATTTAGTATTAGAGGTTGGGAGTGGTTTAGTTATCACCCAAAGAACCTTAAATTTCCCTAACGACATAAGCACAAAAACAGACACTACTAATATCTTTCGTAAGTTTATACGATTGGAATTAGAGATTGATAAATTATAACTATAAAGAATTTACTATCAATAGATAAAATTTATTATCTTTGAGAGTATTAAAAACAAAAACAATGGCAACAATACAAGGAGATGTAATTATTTTATCGGTTTGGGATTCATTGGCTTACCGTCCTGTGGCGTGTTTGACTTCGAACTCATTAAACCAAACGGCAACTATTAATGAATCGCAGACAAAGTGTGATCCGGGAGTAGTTACAAAGACTAAAGGAGCAACAGCGTACAATATTAGTGCGGAAGGTGAATACATCGATACAACTTCGGTTGGTGGTTCTACTACTTTAGCTTCTCATGATTTCTTAAAGACTTTGTTTGAAGGTTCGGCTAACGTGTTTTGGAGAATGGCAACAGGATTGGCAGATACAGCGTTTTACTACGGTGAATCTATTATGTCAGACCTAGCGTTAACAGCCCCAACAGCAGAAAACGCAACCTTTTCAGCGACTTTAGACGGAACAGGAGCAATAGTAACAGTAGATCCAAAAGCATAATATGAGTAAAAGCGTAAACATCGGAGGGAAAGATCGTACTATATCATTTGGACTTAAAGCTATAAGCGAACTCGTAGACCATGAAGATTGGGGTTTCGCTAAGTTAGGTCAGAAAATGAGTACAAACCCTTTAATAACTACTCCTTTAATTGTGTATTACGGTGCTAAAAACGGTGCTGAGCGAAACAATGAAGTAGTAGACTTTACTGTCAACGATGTTTATGATTGGATTGAGGAATTAGGACTTAGTAATCCTATCTTAATCGGGCTTATAACAGACTTTACAAACTCATTAGTAGGCTATTTAGATGATTTAAAAGGAGGTAAATCGGAGTCTAAGGGTGAGGATGTAAAAAAAAAATAAATTGGGGTAAAGACATTATCTCGGTTGCTGTTGGTGAATTAGGACAAACATTGCACTATGCTTTATATGATATGACTTGGGCGGAATTTAATCTCCGCCTTTTTTCGTATAATAGAATTAGAAACAACGAACGAAAGGATTTGCGAGAAGTTGCATGGTCTAACTTCCTAGCATCATTCCATGCAGATCCTAAAAGGTTTCCTAAGACGAAACAAGCGTTTTGGGCTATTGGAGATGAACAACCTAAGAAAAGGGTTTCGGATGCTGCAAAGGCTGCATTCTTAAAAGCAACTGAGCAATATAATAAGGAGTTGAATGGAAAAGTTAAGAATTGAAATATCAGGGGATTCTAAAGACCTACAAAAAGAGATTGACAAAGCCGTAAAAGAGCTAAAGCAATTTGAGAAGGTAGCCGAAAAGAGTATAGGCGGTATTGAGAAGCCGTCTAAAAAGGGCGCGAAGGGCATTAAGTCTTTAGGCGGTGCAAGTGCAAACGCTACGCCAGCCTTACTTGAATTTAACAGAACTATTCAAGATGCGCCTTTTGGTATTCAAGGGGTTGCAAACAACATTCAGCAACTTACTGCCAACTTTGGTTATCTTAAAACACAAACAGGATCAACTAAGAACGCATTAAAAGCGATGTTGGCGGGTCTTTCAGGTCCACAAGGTATATTGCTTGCTGTTTCGTTAGTTACTGCCTTAATGGTTACGTTTAGTAATTCGATGGGTAGAACGGCAAGTAAAGCCAAAAAACTAACAGATGAAACCGAAAAGGCTAATAATAAAATAAAGGACTACATAAAGTCTCTTTCCGCTGTTGATCAAGCCCTTATAAAAGGGGCGCAATCGGCTCAATCTCAGATAGTAAAATTAAATAGTTTACGTCAAATATCAGAAGATACCGCAAGGTCTACAACAGACAGGAAGAAAGCTGTACAAGAATTACGCAGGTTATTTCCTGACTATTTTAAAGAATTAGACGACGAGAAAATAAAATCTGGTAATTTAGCAGACACTTACGATGTATTGACCGCCTCTATTCTAAAGAGAGCAAAAGCAACAGCACTACAAAGTGCTATTGTTAAAAATGCAGAAAATGAGCTTGAAGTTAGTAGGTTATTAACGGATGAGGCAAAGAAAAGATCTAAACTACAAAGCGATAAAAGCGTACTATTCCCTTTAGGCGCGCCTAGTGAGTTTGCTAACAGTTTAGGTGTTGCTGCTGGAAAGGGCAGGGGGGCTTTCGATGCATTAACAGGAAGTATTGAGGATAGTACAGAAGAGATAGGTACGCTTAACGCAGCTTTGGCTAATATCTCTAAAGATTCAGAAGATTTAATCGAAAGATTTCAGTCTTTGGGAGGTATTGACTTGTCTAAGATTAAATTAAAAGGGGATGGTGAAGCAAATCTAAAGATACGATCAAATTTAGAATTATTACCGCTAAGTTCTGAAACTCTTCAGTCGTTAAATGAATCGGCTTCTAACGCAGCAGATACCTTGCAAGGTATTTTGGATAAAAGCACTAAAAAAATACAAATTAACTTTGAGTCTGACCAAATAAAAAGGGCTGGTAAAACCTTATCAAATGGCTTAATAGGTGTTAAGGACGATATGACCTTAGCTATAGAAGGTTTTGATAAACAGTTAAATAACACTATTGAAAATGGAATTGCAAACACATTAGGAGGATTGGGCGAGGCTATAGGTAACGCTTTATCTGGAGGCGCAAATGCAATAGAGGCGGTGGGCGCTGTTTTGCTTGGATCGTTAGGGAGTATGATGGTGCAAT